TCTTCTTCTGGAACATTACCCCCGTCTATTGTTGTAAAGCTCCAGCGTTTCCAATCACCTGTTCCATCTTCTGGAACGTAGCACCATAAATCGTAGAACCATGAGGCTGTGCCATCTGGTGTGGAGATGAAAAGTGCCCAACCTTGTTTATCTGCGAGGGCTGGTCTGATTACCTGGAACCAGACATCGGAATCCATAAAGGCTGCTTCATCAAGTACTACTCCAGCGAGGCTTCGGCCACGCAGGGTTGTTGAGTTTTCAGTTCCCTTGAGTTCGATTAGCGATCCATTGATTAGTTCGATTTTGAGGTCGGTTTCGTTTTTGGAGGCTATCCATTCTCGTGGGATTAGTTTCTTTATTTCTTTCCATGCGATGTCTTTTGCCATGCGATAGGTTGGGGCACAGTAGAAATAAGTTTCGCCAGGGCGGTCTATTGCTGCTTTCAGAAGTTCTATGCAGGATAAATATGATTTTCCGAATCTTCTGCCAGCTACCAGGACTCTAAATCTGTTTTTGGCGTTGAACACCTCCCCCTGTGCCCATCTAAGTGATAACTTTTCGTCTGTTTTTGTGCTCATGTAGTAAAGAATAGCCCAAATATGAACAAATTTCCGTGTTTTGGTCGACTAAACAGTGTTTTTAGGGTTATTATTCAAGTATTAGTATTTATTTAGTCCGTGGCTCAAGCATACTATCGACCAGATGTAGACAGTCCAAACGCTCCGTTGGGTGGTAAGGTCTGTGGAAAAAGAAATCCAGATTCAGTTATTGAAGCTAGGAGGCAAAGATTGTATAGTCGTCAGCTTGAAGGATTGACTACTAGACAGTTGGTGCTCGATCACGCTTCCAAAGAAAACATTGGGGTGGATACAGCATGGAGAGACTGGGGTAAAGTCAAGGAATGGAACGATGAGGACTGGGAAAAAGATAGGGAGAAGATGGTGGCACGACTCCAGGGAATGAGGATGAGGCTTTTTAACAAGGCGATGAAGAGGGGTCAGCTTCAGACTGCTGCTCAGATATTGGATTCGTTAGGCAAAGTGCTTGGAGAAAGTGAAGAAACAATCAATCTAAACACTCCACAGCTTTCTATAAGCGTAGAAGGAAAGAAAAAATAGTCTTAATTTGTAGATTTATCAGTAGGTTCAGGGTTCTTATATACTAAATAAAATTTTTTGCTACCCTGCCCCTGCGGTGGGCTGTGCGTGTGGTGTCTGGTGCGTGGGGCATTGGTGGGGTGCGGTGGCTAGTGCAACCAATAAACAATAAAAAACCCGCACGGGGCGGGCGTGGTGTATTGTGTGCGGGCGTTGCTTATTTTGCTTGGGTCGGTGGGGTGGTGTAGCCGTTTATATGTTCGGGTGCGTAGTAGCTCGCACCAAAAAATAAAATGATGAATAATATCATAGCGAAAAAAGATTTTTTGTTTTCAATCTTTATTGCTTTGGCTGTTGGTACTCTGCGGTGTTGGTGTGTCATGTGTTTGTGGGGGTAGTATGAAGAAACAATAAAAACGCTATTCAAAAGAAATAACAACTTTAAATTTTTTTGGATCCTCTCGAAATTGTTTTTGATAATCAATAAATGCATTATCTGGACATTGTGCCAGCCATTTTTGAAAAGCTTTTTTATTTTCGGTGTTGGTGTTGGTGTTTGATTCGTACATGATTAATTAGATTGTGAAATACTTGTTAAATAATTTACTAGCTTTAACGTGTTGGCCTGTGTTGGTAAATTGTTTTACCTGTTCTAAAACTTTTGTTTTAAAAATTTGCTCTTTAGTTTTCATTGTGCTAACTCTTTAACTCTTGATACTTTAGAAAACCCATAAACAAATAATTGTTTTGTGTCATCAAAATAATTTGAAGTATCAGGTATTTTTACACTTGGGCATCCTTTCGTGGGGTTTGTTGTGTCATAACATTTCCAAAAGCCTTTACTTGAATATTTCCAAGCCCCAACTGGTGGAATAAATAAATACTTAAATTCATCACAACAATCACGACTAAAAAATTCTGTCTGGTTGCTGTGTTTTTGTGGTTTGATATTTTCCCACGCTTCGGGGCGGTCCACATAATACAAAGTCTTTAATACTTGTTTGTTGTTAATCATTGGGTGTTTTTCCCTTTGCCAATTTTGGCTACTTACTAAAGATGATATATCACCATTAGAAATAAGATTTTGCACCTTTTCGGTGGTGTCGAAAAACTTTTTTAAAAAATAGCCGTTGTGTTCGGGGTATCCGTCATAATGAGAATAAACGGAAGTAACTGTTTGATCTTCGTTTAAAATTCCGATAACTGATCTAGTAGACATAATTAATTTGTGGGTGAAATTTAAATTAGGCTTTTGCCTACCCTCATTATATCGTACTTTTTACCATAAGCTAATACAATATAAGCAATAAAACACAATAAAAACACTTGAGAATAGTGAGACTAGCAACCAAAAAACCTAGTGTTTGCAGTACTTTTTAAGTCTCAAATTAATAATCCTATAATTTTAAAAGTACTACAATAGAAATATACATAAACAGATTTAAAATTATGTCATTCTCAGTTAGTCTTATTTGAGATTCAGCCAATAAAAAACCCTAGGTAATTAGCCCAGGGTAAAAAGATTTATGTAATTTAGCTTATAAACTCATACATAATTCTTTTGATCTATCTATTATCGAACTATTTTTTCCGTAGTAGTTTTGTTCCATTCTTATTCTTGCCTTTTCTGATTCGTCTTTTATATTTGATGCCCCCATTTGATGAGAATAATAGTAATTAATTCCATTGTGTAGGCTGTAGGCTGTTCTACCGTTTAACTGAAATTCCTTTTCTAAATTCTCCTTAATCTGTTTAACCTCTACTAAATCTAAATAATTTTTATCTCTTTCCGTTTTTAATGTTCTATCAATACAAACTTTTTTATTATTCCATTTATCAAAATATAATCTTTCTAAAACTTCCTTAACTTGGTTATCTGTTATCTCTTTACGTACCATTAACTTATAATCTTGTATTGACTTTGTAAACTCACCCTTTTTAAAATCTATTATTTGATTTATTCGGGCTACATTATCATTAATAGATTTTGTATGTTTAAAAATAAGCGGGTTAGAACTTTTTAATTTATTCATTTGATTAAAACAAAACATTCTAAAATGTATAAATGATATATGACAAGAAACACTAGAATCATGACTTGATACTATTACAAGTCTTAATTTATGCGGGTCGTCTTGTTTAACTTCTTGTATTGCATTATCAACAGCTAGATTAAAAACAAATCTTTTGTCATCAACATTCATAATACTTTCTATAGTTGTATTTCCTCTTATCTCACTAATTAATTTTTTAATAGTAGATAATTGTAGTGTGGTGTACTGTAGCTTTGGAATATTCAAAAGGTTGTTATTTTGGTTATTAATAATTGCTTGGTGGTCTTTAACCTCTATCAACTCACCATTTACACCTTTATAAAATAAAGGTGCTTTAACTGCTTCAAAATCTAGCCCGTTATTTTTCCAGATAACATCTAAATCATTTTTAAAAGTATCATCAATAAATTTTGACCCTTTAAAAATAGTCTCGTTACTGGAATTTTGATAGCCTAGTTTTTCGGCTGTTAATTGATTGTTAATGTTGTTTGAAAATTGCTCATTAGAAATACTTAATGTATTTTCTAATTGATTTTTGAAAAGTTCAATTTGATTGTTCATTTTAATTTTTGGATGTAATTGAAAATTGATACTATATAGTATCCCTTATATATTACTACAATAATAAAATCTTTTCAATATATATTGACTATTTATTTCTATAGATTATCTTGAATTACTAGCATTTTTGACTAGGTATTTTTACTCATACAATCCACTACGCTTAATTTGATTTTTACACACTGGATAGTGTGCGGGGTCAGATTTTGCACGATTTTGCACGGATTTTTGAAAATAACTCGATTTTTGGCCTAAATCTTCAAAAAATAAAAAGAACACGAACCAACAAAATAGCCCCTATGAATGGGCGATTTTAAAATTCTCAGAATTCTTAATAAAAATTAAAAGTGAGAAAAATTTTTGCAAAAAAGCATATAGTGTACTACAATAAAAGAGTTCACTAATCCACAATTAATTACTGAGGTGTAACTTATGCCAAATTGGACATACAACCGAGTCCGAGTTAGAGGAGACGACTCCAAAACAATACAAGAAGTTAAAGAACTTTTTGAAGGTGAAAATCCTTTTAATGCTCTAATACCCGAACCAGACTGGACAGTAATTCCACTTTCTGAACTACATGAAAATAGCTCCATTTCCGTAAAAAGGGGAGAACTTGGAGAACTGCCTGTGCAGCCCGACCCAAATGCAAAAGGGTGGGATTGCCCAAAATTTGCCTCTACTGGTCAACAAGATGATAGATGGTATGACTGGAGATTGAAACACTGGGGTACGAAGTGGCCAGCCTGTGAAGTAAAGATCACACAAGATGATACAGACTTCCTTGAGGTTACTTTTGATACTGCGTGGTGTCCACCAGAAGAAATCTGTGAAGCATTACGTTCCAAATATGAAAATAAATCTGAACAGTCTTATAGTAAGGGTCTTTTTATTTCCGTTAACTGGTTCTACGAATTAGAAGGCGAAGAAGGGTGTGGTTACTTATGAACAAACATCAGATTTATACCGCACTGGACAACATGGACAGATTCGGGGGTAGCTTTATAGCTTCCCTCGCTTTTTGCTATTCACAAGCCGATCCAGATAATCAAACCATACTATTTAATGCGTTTGAATCCACTTTTATTAAATACGCTAATTTCAATGGACAAGAAGAAAGCAACTGACTTCATCCAAAAGTTACTTGTTTCTAACGAAGATAAAAAACCAGAAGAGCAACTACAACGAAAAGATATTGTTGACATTCTTGTAGTAGATCACAAGATACCTGAAAGTACTGCTTACAGGTATTATGCTGATTCTCTTAGGGAATACGAATGGGAACAAGAAAAGTCAGGCGATCCAACACGAATAGACAAGAACAAACAAGTTCTCGACCAAGTGTGGGATATAGCACAAAACTACAAGTTAATAGAAAAAGATGATGACCGATTTCTGCAAACGATCCAGATATGGTCAAAATTATCCACCCGATTTAAAAAACTATGACTGATTCATTTATGCACAACCATCAATCCGCACTGGACAGCCAGCGTGAGGATGATGCAATTCGAGATTTGGAAGATGCGGGTATTTATCCCGATCCAG